AGCATTGGGGTGATGACCTTTCAGAGATTTCAGGAGATCAATCTACTGGAGCTTTCATCAACCTACACACAGGGCTCTCATCTGTACTCCGCCAGCGGACAATTGCTTGGGATCGGTACCAAGACCTCTACGACTTATATCGGAACAATGGGGGTGTCTACAACCCCACCGGTGACATTCCACTCCAAGGTTGGATCCTTTTGATCTATGACCGAGGTACTTATGTTGGAACCTTCAGGAACTTCTCGGTTGAGGAAACTGATGACAGTCCATTCGCTTTCAAGATTTCGTGGACATTCAAGGTTGAGAAGATCATACAGCAGATACCACAGAACTCCCTGTTGATCAACCAGAGATCAGTGGCTTTTCAATCCCAAAATCAAACAACAACCAATATAAAGTCCTACGGGCCAACAACAGAGGGCGTTGTTACTCCAACGTTACTACTTGAAGGGCAGTCTCAGTCTCCAGTTAAAGACCAGTGGAAGAACCTAGGTGGTTTCAAAGTTAATGGGCACCAAGGGTTAGACCTCAGTGCCCCTAAAGGTACTCCAATATTTCCAATGGCTCCTGGTACAGTTGCCAAAGTTGGGGTTGACCCGAAGGGTGGTAACTTTATTACTATAAAAAGCGATAGCGGCGTCTCAACCTACTATGCACATTGTGATCAAATCAACGTTAAGCCTGGAGACCCTGTAGATAGTGATACCGTTATAGGGACTGTAGGTAATACGGGGAATGCTAGGTTCACAGGGCCACATTTACACTTTGAAGTTTCGAGTAACGGTCAAAAGCAAGACCCCGCAGTGTACTTTACCGTACCCCCTTACAACCAAAGCACCTAGTAAAGCGCATAAATGGCTACTATTGTAAATCAAAAAGCTCCCTCTCCTACCTCAATGGTTGCTAACCCAATCCCCAGCACCCTAAAAGGTGGTCTAAATAGTATACAGAATCAGATACTACAGGCGGCCGACTACTACGGGCCGATGATTTACCAGAACCTCAACTTCTTCTCCTCACTGGAACTGAGCAGTGATGGGAACATGGATTTCATTCCTGTAACTCAGACAAAACCGAACACGAAGTTGTTCGTTGTGGGGGTACTACCGCCCTCGACTGCTATTAGTGAAAGAAATCTAGACAGATCAGCTTCTGTAAGAGATTCCCTAGCACAACAAGATGGTACCAATGGTAACTGGCATACTCGGGGTGCTGCCAACGCAAACGCTGCAAGAAAAGAGTCAAGTAAGACCGTTAATCTGGAGGACTTGAATAGAAGTGAGTTGGGTCAGAGATACCAAGCAGCTCAGAACAATGAGATTCGTACAACTCAATTGGCTTTAGATATCCTAAAGAACACCCCACCACTCAGGCTCCTCGTTAACCCACAGAGCTTCAAGATTAGTTCGGAGAAGATCATCTCTGATGGTGGGTTCACTCGTGAGGGGCCTATTATCGAGCATTGGGGTGACCAACAGGATAAGTTGGAAGCTTCTGGGAAGCTTGCAGCTTTTATGGCGGTCGGTGGTGGGCCAGGGCTCACTCGAGTAGCCAGGAACTACTCGGCTAGTTACCAGAACTTCTTGAGCCTCTACCTACTCTACAGAAATAACGCTGGGTTGTACACCCAAGGTTTGGAGGATAATCTCCTAACTAGGCTCTCGTTGGTTGGATCTATCTACATTTACTACGATAGCATACTGTACATCGGGTCATTCGATAGCTTCAGTATCACTGAGACGGATACGGCTCCATACACCTTGGAGTACAACTTCCAATTCACTGTCAGAGCTACGTTCATGCTCGATAGCCCCACTGAGGAATCTTACAAAGTTCAAAAGCTATCCCAAGTTGACCCTGCGTTGAGGTCTAATGATAGCCAATTTATACAACAACTCATTTCTAATACAGGGGGTGGTGAGGTGGCTCCTCCACCTACTAATACGACTTCATCAGGAGATCCTCTAATAAATAGAGTACTACAGGACATTGGTTAGTATGGCCCGAGGACCCTTTCAAGGAAATTTTGCACCCAATGCTAGGCCGACAATCATTACGGCTCCTGATGCCATGGTGTTCATTAATGGTGAAACCGATATCATTGGATGTCAGAGTTGTAAGCGTAAATTTGATCTTGGCAAGTACATTACTCAGGTTCAAGTCAATCTCAGTGTGGATAGTGTTCCTGGTACCGCCAGTATCACTATGACCATTCCAATCCATGTAGTAGATGACTTCTACTTCGATGGAAACCCAGTCATAACCTCTATGATGGAAGTGGAGATCTACTCGAAGGGGTATTATCTACTCGAAGGGATTCCACAGTACTATCCTATATTCTGGGGTATCATTACTGAGGTTGGTGCAGGTTACTCATCAGGGGAACATACAGTTACCATTCAATGTGCAGATATTCTGAAGTGGTGGGAAATCTGCATGATGAATATCAGTCCGGCATTCACCGCGGCAAACCCTCAATTGGGGAGATCCATCTACGGAAATACCCTATATGGTACCAATGTCTACGACCTCATCTACACTCTAGCCAATATGGCTTTCGGGGATATCATTGTAGCCACTGGCTCTTTGACATCCTTGAACAAGGAAGATACCCAGAAAGAAACCTTTAATGCGGCTCTTGGGGACATCATGCTCTACTGGCAGAGCAGGTTTAGCAAGATCCGTTCGAACCTACTCCTATACGGTGTGAATGGGATCGCTGTTCGAGGGGACTCCATTGCTCATTCTTATGATTCCGGTAAGTTTACTAAAGGTAAGCAAACTATTTCTAATGCGGTGCGGACTGCCAACGGGGGCAACTCCGCGGCTCAGTTAATTTTTGATCCCACTGACCCAAACGTAACAGCATTCAGAACTCAATTTCAAGCAGCGGGTGAGGTAGAGTTCTGGCAATCTGACTTTCAGAGCAAGCTCGAGATTGCTAATGCCTGTAAGACGGCAGTTGGTTTCGAGTTCTACATGGACGTGACTGGGGACATCGTCTTCAAGCCACCCTTCTTCAATCTGGACATCCTAGCTAATAAGCCCATCTCTTGGATTCAACCTATCGACATAATCGACTATGATATAACGGATTCTGAGTCTGGAGTCATCACTCAACTTGTAATCCAAGGTAACTTTGGGGGTAACATCGATTACGGGTTTGGGGCTGAGACCACCCCATTCACTTCTGTCACTGATTACCACCTTCTTAGGAAGTACGGGTGGAGATCTCGCCCCTATAACTCAGAATTCATGGGTGACACCATGAGGATGTTCTACCATGGGTTGGACATCCTAGATCGGATTAACTCAGATCGCGTTCAGATGACTATTACTATCCCTCATCGCCCAGAGCTCAGACTTGGGTTCCCAGTCTACGTGTCACACCTTGATCAGATCTGGTACGTAAAGGGGATCAGTCATTCTATAGCTTTTGGGGGTCGTGCCACCACTTCTTTGAGTCTTACTGCTCGTCGCGGAAAGTTTACAGCTCCGAAAGGGATCTCCACACTTCGTACGGGGGGTTCCCATGATATTACTTCGGTCAAGGCCAATACAAAAAATGCATCCAACAAGGTAGTACCAACTGATACTGGAAAACCTAAAGAACCGTTAACTGTCCGAAAGTTAGCTCAAACTTCGTTCAACCTTGACCTAGGTGATGCAGCAACTGTACCCCCTATCAGTTTCGACCCCAATGACCCAAAGACGTTGGACCCCTATCAACCCCTGATTCTGCGGCACCCCAAGACTGGTAGGATAATGGGTTACCCAAATGTCGTCATGGTCTACACCCGACCTTATGACCCGAAGGTTGCCTATTCAAATATCGCTGGTGAGAAAGATAAGAACCCTGTTGTCCCAAAGAACAATCAGGCCAAGGTTGCTCAACGAAAGGCTGTGAATAAGCAGATTGAAATGCTAGAGCACCAACCAGATACAGTTCTTAATTTGAAGAACAAGTACGAACACAACAGGTTTTCCTATGGGCTGAATTCAGCGGGTGTCTATGTATATGCTCAGGATGTTGATAAGTCCATCAAGCAGTTTGCTCTCCTCCCATTCAAGAATATCACTGTCACTAAAGATGGTGCTAAAGCTAACTTTTCCGAGACTGGGATCAAGCTAGACAACCCTAATACAATGGTTCGTCCGGTTTCTGACGAGAGGGGTTTCGAGGTTATCGGACACTTCAGGTATGGGCGGGGAGTGTCTTTAAGGGATGGTTCTCTGATTATCAATGGGGACCACAATGAGGGTGCTAATGTTGGAACCCAACTCGCTTTGGGGGGTGATCTATTCGCTACACTAACCGCCCAATCACAGGGGCTCACAGCGATTACAACCGCCTATTCGAACCCATCTGACACTGTTGCTCGTCTCATGCCAGAAGACCTTCAGACGGCGGCCTCGCTCGTTCCCGGGTCAGATGGGATGAAGGCCCCAGCTTTCTCGGATGTAGGTACTAACTTTGTGGATGCTGCCCCACTGGGATCACCTGAAGTTAAAGGGTTTCCAACTAGTGTAGAAGCCTCCCAGCTCTCCCGAGCTCTAACTCTGGCAGAGATGACTGTCAGATCAGATCAAACCCCTGGTGATAAAAACTGTCAATGCCAGGCAGGGAGGGCTGACTTGGCTTTCATTAGTGTAGGGTACCAAGTCTCTCCAATTAATCAATCAACCACAACCTCTGGTGAAACACTTTCCGGAAGTAGTACAGCGAGCAGTCAAACAACAGATGAGAATGGTCATCCCATTAGGGTTCCTACAGAAGCTGATTCTGTAATTTTGAATAATCAGGATAAACCAATACCTTCTGGACTAAAAAGTGCAGACTTCATAAATAAGGTGGAGACCTACCTATTCAATCTCTATCAGACCTTGGATACTCCACATCAACAACTAGAGAACCAACTCCGCGGTGATCCATCTGGTCTCGAGCCTGACATCAGGAAAACTCCAGACTTGTTCACCAATAGAGATCAAGACCAGGCTTTCGGGAACTTCGCCCCCCCATTCTCTTCTTCTAACAGAGCTGCCCTTGGGGATCCAATCGCTACAGCTCAACAGGGGGTGTCCTCAAGGACTGATATCGCCTCAACCTTCTCAACCTTTGGTTCAAATCTGAAGAAAAACACTCAAAAGGCTCAACTGACCCAACAGATCGCTGATCTGAATTCCAAGGTCTATCGGTTGAATGCTAGGTTAACCGCTATAACAACTCAAGGGACTACAACTCTCGGAAGTACGGATACTGTAGCCAGTCTTCAACAGCAGATCAGTGATGCAACACAAGATATGCACAATAAGCAAGCTCAACTTGCCTTGCTCGGGTGACATTTATGCCAGGTAAAAATGCTCCTTACGGTACTGTCCCCGATAGTGACTTCTCTAACAACGACTTCTCAGGGTTGAAGGTTGGGATCATCACTCGAGTTGACGAACTTCACCTTAAAGCAGACGTGAAGGTCATCAGTGGGTCTGAGCAACGATTCGAACTGGATCTCACTCAGCCCATGGCGGGTCCCCGAAGCTTCTTTGGCGGGATCCCAGAAGTAGGGTCATGTGTAATTTTGGGGTACAGGAGAATAAGTAAGCAATTTCATAGAGCTGTAATCCTAGGGTACCTCCCCATTGGGACGCTCATGGGTCTGAAGTTTGACCCCTTCGCAGCGATCCCACCCGGTGAGGTTGATGCTGAAGATGTTCAGGATGTAGAGAACTTATTTGGCCCTACAATACGCTATAAGCGTATCAAGGGGAAACCTGGGGATATCGTGGGGATGTCCGCACCAGGAGCAGAGTTCTTGTTGTCGAAGGATGTTCGACTCATCAACAGGGCTGGGGACAGCTTTGAGCTCCGGGATGTAGATCGAACCCTGGTTACCCAGGCTATTCACCGGGTTGAGTCAGATTCGGCTTCCTATGCCTTCTCCGGGGCCATTCGCCGGGGGGCAATGAATCTACCCGTTGAGATCTTCAAGGTAGATGCCAATGGGAACCCAACCAATGTGGTGCGGGATCAGAGCACCAGGTACTTCGGGAGCGATGACCTAGCGAAGGCGGGGGTCGGTTCCTCGACATTCGTGAATCCAGCCAACAACACAGCCCTAGATCGAATCAACGACTCCACAGAATTCCCGGCACTCACCTACTCGAACGGTCGACAGGTGTTCTACCCATCGGGGAACCCAGCTACCAACTTTGAGGACCCTCTGAACGGGGGATCTCTTCGGGCCTTCACTGAGCGCCGACTCGAGATTCGACACGATACTGACCTCGAACAAGAGGTTCTGGAAGAGATAGATGGGTTCGGGGTAGACCGTCCTCGAGCCTACATTGAACACGTCTTCGGCACCGTTGTAGGTAATGATCCGTTTTCCACATTGGGTCAGCGGCAATACGGAAAAGTTCTCAAGCCTAAGATTTTTGAGGATTTCGACCAGACAACAGCCCCCACAGGGTTCTCCCTGGATGAGTGCCTCCGCCCTCCGAGCACAGTGGTCGATGAAGCCCTCACGATGGCTGCTGCCTACTTGTTCAGAATCTCGCCCCCTCGCTCGGCTTCGAAGAATCAGTTCGCAGTATCGGTCTCTAAGCAAGGGAAATTATTCATAAATGTCCCAGGGTCTTCGAACGAGAACTATTCCAGTAAGAATGTATCTGTTGAAGCTAACCTAGAAGGGGCACTCAAGGCGCACATCGGAGCGGCCACTCCTGACCGGTACTCGATACACCTGACCTGCGATGGGGGGATCTTCCTGGACGTTGGTTCCAATGCCAACGGAGAGTGCATTACAACCAACTTCCGCGGGGCCATCAAGAACATCTTCCGTGGGGGTTCTAACTCTGTGGACGATGTTGCCCACAGTATTGATGTGCAAGGTAACACTGAGACTCATGTTTCTGGAACTGATATCCAAGTAGTCAAAGGGTCATACCAGAAGACGGTCGATGGAAGCCATACCGTCAAGGCAAGTACACTCAATTTACATGGTCTCAATGGACTCAATGCAAATGTTGGTGGTTGGAATTCGACGGTTTCTGGTAAGACTCAGAACTATTACGCTCTTCTGTATCAAGAAACTGTGGCTTTGGGTGGGAAGTTATGCACAATCCTTGCTGGTGGGCATGTAGAGAATATCCTAGCAGGGGCTAAGACTACTACGGTAGCAGCAGGGGCTGTAGCTGTTAATGCTGCAGCAGGTGCCTACTCGGTCACGGTAGGCACGGGAGCCATTTCGATTACCACTGGGGCAGGTGCTGTTGCTATTTCAACGGCAGCTGGAGCAGTTTCTATGACTGCTGGTCTTGGTGCAGTTGCCATCACCGCAGGTCTTGCAATGAATCTTACTGCCTCGACAGTTATTTCCCTCACAGCTCCCAAGATAATGCTTGGCGGCCCTTCTGCAGTACTCGGTGTAGCACGTGGAACTCCCATGCTTCCAATTGGTGCCCCGTCTTTGGATTGGCTAACCGGCCTTCCGTTGCAAGGTAGTCTTTTAGTTGGTTCCAATTGAGATGCCACTTGCTACACCTGCACTAACAACCACGATTGCTACAGCCCTTATCGGCAGTGGTATGTTAGGCACAGCTACTCCGAGATACGCTTCTGGTTTAAGTTTGGGCATCACTCTTTGGGCAAAAAGTCTAGTTGTTAACACTATCGATGCTGGAGTAGTTGGAGTTGGTGCTGGTTTCATACCGTTCCTAATCCCACAGCCTGTTTTACTGGCAAGTCTATTGGCAGCCTATCCAGCCAACGGTCAACTCGGGCCAATGGCTCCATTAGAAGCCGTGGGTCTTGCCAATGGAATATCCTTAGGTTTGATTCAGGGATTCTTAACCACCACCCATCCTTCGGTAGGCAGCGGCGCCGGAGTTGCTCGCGTGAGTGGGCCACCCGCTTTTTCATCTTTGATGATTGGCTTTAGTAGTGCGGGCATCATTGGGCCAGGAGCCACGAGTAAAGCCAATGCAATATCAACAGCTCTCATGGTTACGATTCAGAGTCTGGTACTCCCGATCCCTATCGTAGGTCCAGGAGGCCCTATGGCGTCCTCCGGATCAGGGTTCGGTACGATAGTTTAGATGCAAATGAGGATTAGATGGGTTTCAGCATTAAGGGTTACACTTTACAAAAGCCGCGGGTAGGTGCTGCAAATAGCCCCTTCACTGCGAGCCCGGATGACTTTGATGCATTACCCCTGTCAGATCCTTCTTCATTTGGAACGAATGAGAATATCCCTGGCCCTGTAGATTACCTCACTGTAGTCACTTCAGACGGAAATCTCCCTAATGTTGTATTCGGTTGGACGAAGAACGAAGGTGGGACTCAACGGTTTGATTATGATGGATCTGTGGGGGCCTTCAAACCTCTTCCTGGGGGAAAGCGGCTAGTAGTTGGGACTCTCGGCCCAACCTCGAACACGACCCGCCTGAAGGTTCAAACCCCCTCAGGATTGGCTCCCTATCGAATAGCAGTCGGAGCCGTTGGAAGTGGTGCAACTTTCCTTGTAACTACTGTAGTTAATGATTCAGCATTCGGATCTCCACCCCTTGGAAGTGTTGAACTAAGCCTTGATACCGGTAATCTGAATTGGAACGTTACTGACATCACAGTTTTGTATGTTGGTCAACCAGTGTTGTTACAGCAGCAGTCTTCGTTCTCAATCAAAGATTCCACTGGTAACTTAGGGGCACTAGGGACAGATGCTATTGTTTTGAACCCAATACCAGAGTTCAATCAGACTCCTCTCATTCGATTCGGATTCGGGCTGTACCTAAATCCTATCAGTATTCCGACTGAAGTATCTCTTACGGATCCTCCTTCTGGTTCATTTCAATGGGCTAATGATACAGGGTTAGTTCAATTCAACTCAGGAGACGTAACTCCTAACAAGGGTGTTCCTGTTTACTACGATGGAATCCTGTTCAGAAACAATCTCATTTTACCCAGAGAGATCCTAGGCACAATAGGATCCCCTACTCCGATGCCCCTACCCCTGCCAAGCGTGGGTGGGGACTTGGTATTCTTAGCTGTGAGTAGTGGAGTAGTAAAGCATCAATTCTCAGACTTCATTCGAGTATCTGCGTTTACCCCTGGAAAGGCAGATCAAGTTCAGATACGAATCAGTGATGGACACATTCAATTCTCGGCAACAGATATCCTAAGTTACGGTTCTATGCAGGCTCAGGTGGTCATTGGTGACCTTCTTATTGAACGAGGTGTCACTCTTCGTTTCTTCAGATCCCCTGTGAATCCTAACGGTACAGAGCCAACTGTGAAGGATTTGTCAGCTTTATATTCAATCTCGGAGGCTACCCTAGCAAGTCCCATCATCGGCGCACCAATGGTATTCTTACCAGTGCTGCCTATCGATGATCCTGCTCACCCAATCGTGGTTGAGGTTCAACAGGGAACCGGATCTTTTGTCGGAGTTCTACCCAGACTTGACAGCCTCCTTCCACCAGCTGGGATAGGGTACACCATTGATTTTGATAACAAACAGCTGAACTTTGCACAGAGACAAAACCTGGAAGTCATCCCTATCATTGAACAAGTTGCAGCCCTTCAACTGAATCCTGGAATAACCCCATCGAATGCCTACTTCTCATTGAACCAAGGAGCTGGGTATACCCCACTGATCTTGGGGGTTAACGTATTCTTGGATAGTACCTCTGGTGTTTTGACCTTCGTCACCAAGGTTGGAACATTCATCAATGGGGGGACCAATGGAGGGTTTCCGATAGACTCGGTGGTATTCACTGACATCACCGCTGATTTCAGTGCAGCCCTTCCAGGAGATATCCTTCTTTTACCTTCAGGCCCATTCCAGGGGATCTATGATATCCTTGCAATACCCAATGTGTCTGGTTTCACTGGGCTATTAGGAACAAGCGACAGTTATCTTACAAACATCCTGTTGGGGTCTTACATAAATACACCAAACTTGCTGGTGATCGATGCACCTATCCCTGTAGGAACTGATGATCTTACCTACGAAGTTCTGAGAAATCCCGAAGTTCTTGCTGATCGATTCTTCCAGCCAGTTTCCATCATAGACCCTAATGTAACCCTGTCTCTAGTCCGCGGTCTCACCACAACTGTACTCACTCCGGGTAAGGATTACAAAGTCAGCGCAGATCTAGGTACCTTTCAAACAACAGCTCGACTTGTTAGTTTAGATCAGATTCTAATTACCTACCCATCGAGTCAAGACAACCCAGACCCGACGGTAATTCCTTTGGTTTTGACTGTTAATGAACGAGCTACCTTCCTTGTCCGTAAGGAGTTGACGAGCCACCCAACGCCCACCTCAGTCATCCCGTTCAACCTCAAGCACAGGACTGTGGCTCAAAATCCACCCCCAGTTGTGTACCGAGGTGGAAGACCCCAGGATCCAAGTCAATATAGAATCGACTACAACCCACTGAGCTCGACCATCACCTTCTTGCCAGATGTAATCCCCACCCCCTCTGGGTTCACCAAGATTACTGACGCCCTTCCTCACGGAGAGGTTGTTAGTCCGAATGAGAATATTTACATCGACTACAACATCTATGAGGCTCTTGGCGGAGAGAACACTGTCTCAGTTCTCAAGCCAAATCTAATACTAATTCCGGTTCAGATCATAGAAGGTGCTTCTTCTTTCACAGTTCCTGGAGATCAGAGAACTGTATTCCAGCCCAACTTCATACTTCGCATTGAGACTGACGAAGTTTACTACCTAGCGGCCCCCGTCTACAACCCAACAACCAACCTCACGACGGTAAGCTTACTAGCTCCGCAGGTATTCAGAGATTCAGCTAATAACCCTCACCTGTACCTCTCCACGGGAGATCTATTGATCTCTCCAAGTCAACCCCAGTACTTCATCCCTGAGTTATCGACATTCATTACTAATCCACGAGGTATGAACCAATTCCAACTCGCTGGGGACCATTCAATTGAGTATATCACTGGGAAGGTTGTCTATTTTTCTGGTTTGGGATTTAATGACTTCTACTTGGTTTCTGGGTCATCGTTTGATGCAACTTCTGGGAACACTACAATTACTTTCACGCAGGCTACTGCCCGAGAGTACAATAACTCGATTTTCACACTCCAGAAGTCTGTTCGTCCCATATATGAAGTCGGTGTGAAGGTATTCCAGACCACTGGCTCCCCAGCGGTTCCGATTCAAAGTCCTCCAGTTACTCTATTGGATACGATTGTTGTATACACGAAGATCCTTGGGCAAGTGGGTGTGATATTGAGCTCACCTCTTCAGTTCAAGATTGACGACACAGGGAGGGTTAGCATCCCTACTCCGCTCCTTCCTGGAGAGTCCCTGAACATAATCTATACTAAGCATCGAATCGTCAATCCGGGTCAGTTACAGGCATCCTATACCTCCGCTATCATCCCAACACGGAGCAACGGGCTACTCAATCAGATTCTAGTCGACTCGTTCACAACGTACATCCCTGACTCGTTTTACATTCGAGTCGAGACGATGACCAACTTCAGGGGTCAGTTGGCTCAGCAGTACAAGACGGATGCAAGCTCTTCTTCTCCCTCGAGTGGGCCGCGGGTTGATAATGCCTCTCAGCCTCAATTGTTCAAACAAGGTAACGCCTCAGTCTTCTTTGAGGAGGGGGAGCTAGCAAACGAAGACATCGTCGCTAGGATCACTCTCAAGTTCTATAACGACACCGTCAATGACTTGGAAGACGTGCTCCAGAACATGGATGGTAGGATCGTAGGGGACTCGGATGGGAGGTTCAAATTTGACGGCACCACAGGGAACTTTACTTCGAATATTCACCTAGCAGCCAACCAGATCGATGACATCGTAAGTATAGCCTTTGGGGACGTTAACCAAGCCTATCAGGCCGGAACTCAGAGCAGGTTCTACCCAACAGTGGCTACAGTTTCTCAAGTAGTATTACAGGGAGTTAGTACTGGGGATCCGATTCTGAACTTTGGGCTCAAGCCGCTTACTGGTTCTAGTCCAACAGTTTTCAAGAGATTTCAAAGAGCTCTGATTACTAGACCCTCCAAGACAGGTAGTACCGTTCTTCAGGTAGACACTACGGCTCAAGTTACAGATCCACCACTTCGACCAGTTTTTGAAGTCGGGCTCCTAGTGAATGTGGCTGACCTAACGACTGTTTATGTGTCGGATGCTGCACCACTTACGATTATTTCAGTTTCTCCAACCTCTCTTAGAGTTGCCAACCTATCATCATTTAAGATTCCTAGTACGACTACGTCTGTCAGTATAGCGGGTAGTGTCTTCACAGATTTAGCAGCCAACTTCATATTGTCCTTGGTTCAAGTTAATGACAACCTAATCATTACTAGTGGGGCAAATGCTGGTAACTATGTGGTTGAGTCTCTAACCGCTACGACAATTACGATTACTAGTACTTTTCCAGTCCCTGTCACTTCTAGTATTAGTTATGAGGTGCCAGAGGGTATCCCTGTTGACATCCCTGCCGGAGCCACTGTTTACCTAAGCACACAGGACATTACCTACCCACCCAAGAGTTATCGAGTTGGCATTGATGTCACGCTGGATAATACCAATGGGTATCTACTGTATGTTAATCCAGCATTCCCGTTCATTGGTCAAGCCCCTCTTGGGGGGGACCTCATTGAGGGAACGGTATTCTTTGCGAACCTGAGTACTACCCCAAAGAAGTTTCCTGCTCTAATCGGTCAACCTCTTGATGACAACGGTGATCAGAAGTACCCGCTTCTGAATCCGTCCCCCGTCCGTGAGCTAGGGGTCCCAGGGTTTCTGGATACAGAGCTCACGTATGTTCAACCTGTAACCGGGTACTTAGAACCAAACTACATAGTTGATCCGTTCGTCGGTCATGGGAACTTGGACGTAACTAAGACTATCATTACCTTGGTTTCTGGGAACTTCCCGAGCCCTGTCCCTGAGGAGGGCGACCTTGTTAGAATTTTGACTGGGACAAATGCTAACTCACTCTTTCATAGGGTCATCACGGTAACACTCAACTCAGTGACAGTGGATGTTGCCTTCGCAAGTGCAGATTCAAACTTCACCTTTCTTGTTACAGTGGCTAATGATCTTCAGTCAGGGACAACTTGCACAATGGCTGCAACTGTTCTGACTGACTTGGCTGCAGATTTCATCACGGATGGGATCCAACCCGGGTATACCGTGGTGATCATGCAGCCGGCTCATGCATCTTTGTTCGAGAGGCGTCAGGTAGTTTCCGTAGAGTCAGCAACCCAACTCACCCTAGACCAACCCTTTCCCAATCCGGTGGTAGCAGCCCTGTACCGTATTTCAAACCCTCTTAATACCTTCAGTAAGGGGGATAATCTCAGTGGGTTGCTTTCTATAGTAAATAGCTTAGTCACTGTACTAGACAATGAGCTTAGTGCAATATCCAACTTCTACAATGACGTCTTCACCGATAGGCTGAGTCCAGCTGTAGCCTTGGGAAGCGTAACTGGGAATACACTAACTGGAGTTAGTGTAGACTTCATTGCTTCTCATGTTAAAATTGGGGACTATGTGTACGCACCCCAACCTAATGAAGGGGTTTTCCCTGTTGTACAGGTTTTGGACGGTACTCATCTTCAGCTCGGGGGGGCTCCAGTGAGTGGGGCAGTTAACTTTAGGGTTGTGCAAGCTTTTGGTGTAGTGGAGAAGACGCTCACCGATATATTTACTCAAGTACAACAAACCACCGCCTTCAGAGATGCTACTATTGCGTGGAGATCTCTGGTTACTACTCCCGTTTCAGTCCTCACACCGGGATCCACAATCTCTGGGGATCCAAGATACTTTGCTCGTGGGTTCACCATAGTAGCTACCTTGGGCCGAGATGCAGCTATCACTGGAAGGCAAACACAGATAACCAATGCAATAAGTCTTATAAGCTCTATCCTATCATCGGGTGATCGACTCTATGATAAGCGTTTTGTTTGGATTGATTCTAGGATCAATCTACAGACTGGGGTTCTTGTCAAGGAGCAGAGGGCTGTAGCTACAAGACTCAAAAACCAAGAGAGCATCCTGAACTCCATGCTAAAACTTCTAGCTGTACAGTGAGGAAGTATGTCTGAAGAGAACAAAGAACCTGAAGATCAACCACAAGCCAACTGGCAATACAGGAAAGAGTTTGGAATTGTGACTAAAATGCGCGAGGCTATCAACCTCACCAAGACTGCGACCGAGGGTGAACTCGCATCCCTCAGGCGTAAGTTGGAACGCCTTACCTATGGGGGTTAGTGTATGGCTAACTGGGAGGCCCTAGAAGTCAAGATTCCTGGACAGGACTTACTGGAGGATGTCCGTAGTTCCCTTGAAGCCCTTGTCACTTTCATGGAGATCATCAAGGCCCTCCTTGAGACTATTAGCCTATTTCTTATCGACTTTGGGAATCCGATTCGAGCCCTGGTACAGGCACTACTCGCGCTCATCCAACAGTTATTCAATAGTTTGAAACAGACGGGGTTATTCGCCCTCTTTGATGTCCCCAACCCCACTCAGGATCCGAACTTCGATAGATTCAAGGGTGGGTACCAGGCGTTCGTTGAGAGGTTCAAAGCCTCACTGTTTGACTCCAAGGATCCGTTCCGACCCCAGCCGGCGGCAGGGCAAACTCTCAGTGGGTTCGTCCTCATTGTGGCCGATTCCGAGTCTGTATTCGGAATGCTTCGACTTATCAAGATCCTGCTGAGGTTCTTTGGTAAGGAACTCACTTCTGCTAAGTATTCGGCTCCTGCCAATGTAAGGATCTTCCCTGCTGGTACCAAGCCTGGAGCTACCGGTGGGGGTACTAGTATTGATCCTATCCTACAAGTTGCTTCGGTTTTTGGAGCTGTCCTCAAGGGGATTGCTATCGAGTGGACTCTGGCGAGCAACCAATACCCCCCTGACCCTGGTTTCAGTGACCTGGTGGCTTCGGCTTCCAGTGAATTGATCCCGCAAAGTTGGCTCATTGAGAAAACAAGTCATTCAGGGGGTCCTGTTACCCTGACTCTAAACGCTGAGACTAACTTTGAGGACAAGCGAGGGAGACCAGTTAAACGAACAATCCCTGTTCGAGATGAGAACGGGGATTACTTCCGGATTTTCGAAAAGTACCTAGTAATAGATCCATCTACCGCTACTACTACCTTCATCTTGGGGCAACTAGGGAAGTTTCGTTTCATTGATAAATTCGTTGATAAAGACACGACTTACTACTACAGGATTCGAGCCTTTAGCGGCCCACTCGTAGTGTCCATCAACAACACTATTGACTTTCCTGCACCTGAAAAGAAGGCAGACACTGGGGAATACATTCAACGATGGCCAAGCAGTGACCCAAATAACCCAGTGATTATGGGGAGACCTAGTGGAATAGTCTCCTGTAGGATCCCTACGATCCCAGCTAACTTTGATGTGATCACTGTCATTGATTACACATTCAGGATGGCCTTTGCTCTGGGATTCCATCTACCTTTGGATCCAAGATCGACCTTTGATGTTGATGGGAGACCTACTGGATCCACGCCCGCAACCCAGGTAGGGCATGGTTCTCTTGTCAATATCGGAGGAGCCTTATCCGATATCATTCCTACTGTATTTAGTATTATTGAGAAGAACCCAGTAACTGAAGACTTTCCTGATGTTGTTCAGAACTACCTCTCAGTGAAGTTCCAATCCGCTCGCTTGGCTCAGGCAGTGGGCGCTTCACTTCTTGAGAATAGCGCCATGCTAAATCCCCTTAGGGATTTGTTCCAAGGAGCTATTCCACAGCCGATACCCTCAGATGGGAATTTCAATGGGAGCAACAGCACCATTGAGCAGATGGTGAGGGCCTTTAATCTCATCCCAGACGACTTCCCGGGTGGGAACCACCCGGAGGTCTATGCGACTTCCAACGCAGCCTTCAAGAGTGTGAATGCTAGGTTGGATCTCCTATCAGCCATTACTCTCCTGAAGTCGTTTACCTTGGGTGGTACTCCTCCTGATTGGATCTCCGTCAACTTGCTACGGGACATTGTCCCGTGGAGCGGTCAATTGATTTATGACCTATTGAATAGAATAGACGCTCTTGTTGATGCTTTCAGGTCGGCCATTGATGAACTAAAGGCTTTTATCGACACAGTGGTGAGAAAGATAGATATTCTAGAGAGGTTCATCAAGTTCCTCATAGAGATCCTGAACTATTTGGACAGTTTCTCGGCTGGGTTCTTCTTCCTCAGCGTACCAAGTACTGCAGCTGGTATCCCAGGGTGGATCTCTGCCATCGATAATGCAGGCGGAACACGCCCACCTTCAGGTCCAGGTGGTTATTCAGCTGGCGTCTCACTAGCGTACGCTGGAACTAATATTGATGCTTTTGTGACCGCCTTTGGCCTCATTTTCTGATTGGTAGGCTAACTATGATGGATTGGCTAGGGACGTTCAACAAATCACAGTTCGCTAGACTCTCTACCTATGCTAGAAGTCAGCTCACTTATATTACTGCGAGAATCCAACACCTGACTATTGAGAAGCAAAGGATAGGATTTCTTCAATTCACCTACGACTCAGCGGGCCAACCCACTAATTATGCTACTAGTAAGCCTGGGTTCATCACATACATAGGGAAACTCATGTCAGTTTACGAGGTTCTAGGTGGGGATCCATTTTATGACCTCCAGGTTAGAAGCATAAGCGACCCTGTATTCTATACGAAAGGCACAGAGACTTATCAATCTAAGGTTCTTTCCAATGGTGAACCAGTCCCAACAATAGGTCTCTCTGATGGATCCTCTGGAAATGCTGTTCGATCTATGAGGGATTGGACATCAGACAACATAGATCGTCTTGAAAGGATAGAGCGAAAGGTTAGACGAGCTATAGACTACTCGGATCAACTACAAAACGAAATTGACACTCTAACATCCATAAAAAAGTCGGTTGAGGTTGAGGGCTCATTGGAAAACCTCATAGCCCTAGTTAATCAGTTGTTCAGTGATCCTAGCTATCGGGCAATAGCAGATGACAAAGGAAAAGATCCATTCGGGAAAGTCGTATACGCTCCGATGTCTTCGTACGATCAAGGCGGCACCAGGGCTCCATCTGAGGGCTTGGTCATTGAAAGAGGTAGTGATGGGTACACTACCTCTGGTGGGAGCGCTCCTACATGAGCTATGATCGCCAACTACAACAGGTATGCCCTCACTTGGTAGTTGAGGAATTCCTGTTGATGCAAGGGAACCTACAATTTGTTATCCCTAAGGCCCCTATATCTTCTGTAAACTCAGTTGTTGTTCGGATCAATGGGGTAGCTAGGGTCCCTTCTACTGGAGTCGATATTCCAGCTCAATCAGTTGGATCTTTGAAGGGTCCCTTTACCATCACATCTGGGGTCAACGATCATATCAAGCTCAGAGTAGGTTCAGGACCTTGGCAGATAGGCACTCTCCCAGGAGGAGTGAAAATCCCTGCTAACCGACTAGCACTAGATCTTTCGACGCTATTCAATGGGGTTCAGTTCTTCGCCAGTGGTAGTCAGCTTGGTTTTCAAACCAACCTCAGTGGTCCAGATTCTACAGTTTTTTTTGACACTGACAGCCCTCTAGCAACGACAGTTGGGATCAAGACTAATCGACAATATCGTGGGAAGCTGGCATTCCCTGGGTGGTCACTTGTTAATAACCCGAACTCATTATTGGATCGCCCTAGTCGGTGGATAGTTTTCGACCAACCTCTTCGAGCAGATCTAAACTATCTTGAGATTAACTACACAACGATTCGACAGGAGTGTCGAAGGTGTGGTGGGCTCGGTGTCGAGAATGACTGGAGATACGGAGTTACGGGTGATGTAACTACGGTTCAGGACGAAATACTACTGATTCAAGAGATTCAGAAGATAATTTACACAGTACAAGGGACTAATGAGTTCCATACTTGGTACGGAACTTCTATTATCGATACTATTGGAAGCAAGATTGCAGTAGGGGGTGTACTTCAAAATAGAATAACCTCAGATATTCAGACTGCTTTCAAGAATTGGCAATCGATCAAGAAGGGTCAAGAGGAGAAGGTAGGGCAATTCGTATCGGATGAGGAGTACCCCTTCCAACTTCAGAGTGTGACCCTCGAGCAAAGTCAGAATGACCCAACCGTTATTTTCGTCACGGTAGTGGTTGTGAACCGTTCTTTCAAGCCTATCCAGATTGTGCGTGGTCTTAAGATCCCACAGCCAGATAATCTGCTTGGATCTACTCAACAGCAGGCCATCATCCAAGGCCTCCAGAACTTTCAATTGGTTCAATAAGCTATGGCCACAGCACCACAGATTGCTTTTAGAGACGGTTCTGGGTTCACCACTAACCTGGTGTTTTCAACGAATCAGGAGTCCATTGTTATCACTGGGCAGGTGGGTAACACGACCTCTGACATCCAAGTTTCAATCAACGGGGCGCCATTCGTTTCTGACCCCACCCTAGTAAAGTTCGACCTCCCAAACTTCACTGTTCCCAATCAGTCCAGTTTTCCAGATGGTTTGGCTCTGATTCCTGGTATTAACACCATTCTCATTAGGACTATCGATATCGCAGGTGGGGTGAGTGCGCCCTCTTCGGTCTCAGTTACTTTTATTACACAGGTGGATGTACTTCAAGTCACCACCCCCTCTGGGATCAAGGTCAGTCGAGTTAGGGATGCCGTCAATGTCCTGGTGGCTACCCCTACGCAGAGATTTAGTACCACTGGGGTACCGCTACCAAGCAACTTCATTGGGTACAACTTCTATGCTTCTACAACTCCCGGCGGAACCACAGGTTACTACAAGATCAATGCGGCCACTGTCACCACGAGCTCAACTACCTTCGATGAAAAGGCTACTCAATTTGCAGCCGATAAGACAATCTTCCCTAGCAGCAGTCAGTTCGTTGAGGTTAAGGTAACTCAGAAGGACATTTTGGGTAATGTACTCGCGACAAAATTAGATAGTACTTATGACACCTCTGTTTACCATGAGAGCATTCGATTCACCTCTACTTTGGAGGACTACGAGCTCATTGAGTACATAGCCTTCCAGCACAATCGAGCCGGAACCCCTGATAGCATCAACGATGATCAGTTCTCGGCAGTACCACCAACAGATCCACTCTATTACGTTATAACTGGCGTTTACTTTGACCCAACAACTGGTGAGGAGATAGAAAGTGCCTTCTCCCAAGAGGTATTAGGCACCCCACTCGTTATCGACACCTCTATCCGAACCCTTCCAGGTAGGACTCAGTTTCAAGTACTTACTGATTTCGTTGCCGCTATTCAAAGGGTAGACGCACTGGTGAGTTTGATCCCAGGGTCAACAACCAGGGATGTCTCCATTGATCCGTTTACCTCTGAAGCAGAGCGGCTCTACTTCCTAGTTGACTTCGTTCACAGGACTCAGAGCTTCCTCACTCTTCTTCAGATCGATGATGCCAACGGGGACGGGTTTTCCGATCCAGTCTCTGGGAGCTCCTACAAGACTGCTCTGCGGTTTGCTTTGGGTTATACCACTGACGATGCAGTTCAGAGTCTCATAGACTCAGCCTTCGACAAGCTGGCTGGGAATATCAACAAGAAGCGTCTACCCGGACGTCCAGCTGTAGGTCAAGAAGTCTTCTATACCTTCACACGACCATCTTTCGACCTTCCAGTTCCCACAGGGACTATAATCTCTACAAACTCCGACTCCACATTAGGAATCCCATCGGTTCGATTCAGAGTTGGTGGTTCCTACATCATGTTTGCTTCTCAAGCAGACTCCTATTACAATTTCGATACCAAAAGATACGAGATCATTGTTGACATCGTTGCCGAGGCTGTTGGTTCGAATGGGAATCGACCTGCTGGGCAGATAACGAACG